ATGTGATCCACAATATTTGTCGCTTTGTTCAGCTCAATCATCACCTTCGCAATGACCTCGTTGACGGCGAGAATGTTCTGACCACAAGTTTCGTATAGCTTATCCCCAGAGCCTTCTCCAAATAGCGTGTCACAGAATGGCAGGTAGTATTCCTTACCAATCTCGTCGGCCCGCTTACCTGCATTATCAAATTTCTGCTCGTACTTGTTGACGATGGCATTGCGCCGACGCTTGAACTCTGCGTCGGAAACGTCCGGAATGGCGGTAAGTTCTTCCTGGAGCTTTGACTGAAGCAAGTCAATCTTTTGGTTGTTGACCACTTCCAGGGTTTCAATGCGCTGGTACTGGGAATTGATTAATTCCCGGGACTTGTCGGCCAGCGAGAGCGTGTACTCATCTCCCCCAATGTTGAACTTAATGCTGGACTTTGGTACCTCGATTGTGATTGGTTCAGTCATGTTGATTCCTCCATGTTTTTATTGCGCCGCAGCGCTATGTATTGCCCCGAGTTGCCCCGGGACATTTGTTCACCCTACAGTGATGTTCGCACCGTCCGTGGTAGGGTCAGCCTTTAAGCTGGCCGGTGCTACTATTCCCCCGTAGGAACCGTAGCACCAACTACGGATGCGGTGACGCCAAGAATGGCGGAGTTCACGCAAGGCGTTTCTTCCAGAATCGTGGTGAGCGCTGCAGAATCTGTTGCCTTGGTAGGCTTGGCCGTGTAAGTGGCGGTTGCCTTGAATGAACCTGGGTCAGTAGCGTTACCACCCTTGTCGGTGATGTCAGACCAGGTAACCATGCCAGTCTTAGATTCCTTAAGCTGCAGGTTTCCGTCTTCGCCCATGACGTACTGGTTTTCACGGAACCACATGTTGCGGGCAGACCCCGTAGCATCTGCCAGACCTGCAATCAAGTCCTGAGCAGGGTCACCAATAGACCGGTCACCAGAAAAATCAATAGATCGCGTGGACCCGGTAACAGTGGTGGTCTGCTGACCGCCACCATTGTAGTAAGCCTTCGTTGCCTTGGTGTCATCCTGCTTGGGTTCGGCCGTTTCAATGCCGTCACCAATGTAAAACACATCGTCTGGTACGGTCTTGCCGTCCTTAGACTTCCCAGTGAAATATTCAGTGAGAAAGTTTTCTTCAATGTCGCCGTGTGTGAGTAAATCTGCGGCGGTCTTCGTAGTAGCCATTTTGCTACCCCCTTAAATTATTAATTACTGCATCTACAACAAAGGACGCCCCATAGACTGAATAAGTCTGACCGGCGTCCTCTAACGTGCTTTTGTGTGATGGTGGTGTGGTCATGTGTGCAGCGACGAAATTAAACGACCCATTGCCGGATTGAATGTTGCGTGGCTGTGCACGCTCCATCACTCGGTTAATGTCATCTAGGATTGTCGTTGCCTGGTCCCACGTTTCCATCTTGGCGTAGAACTGAAAGGCAAATGACCGGCGAACCCGTCCATTCATGAACCGGCGCACCGTATCCTTTGGTTCCATCACATACACCAAACCAATACCCGGTCGGTTAGAACTCCCCATCTCAATCCCAACTGGAAGTGAAACATGGTTCGTAAGGTACTCAACTACCCGAGTGTCCAAATCCAATGTGTTCTCTGTCATCCATGCACCAACCTTTCAAGCACAAACGATTCCCAGCTGGACATGAACTGCGATTTCGCACGTTCAACCCAATCGGAACCCGCCTGTGTGTGCTTCCCGCGGAAGTAATTCAACGGTGTACCCGTTAGTACCCGCGGATTACCGGCCATTGCAATACCAACGAACACATAATGCGCATACGCCATACTGTATCGGATTTGCATCATGGACCCCACATCGAGCATGTCCACCGTGGAAGCAAGGTCACCACCGCGGAATGGCACAAACGGATCAACATCGGAACGAACATTGCTGGCCAGTTCTTTTTCAACTTGATGCGCATCCAACACCCGCTCAAACCAGCTACCCAGCTGAACTTTGGTGGTCACTGCAACCACACTTCCCAGTGGTGCGGAGTCGGTCGCAGCGCGCGCAATGCATCAACCTGAATCACGTTGAAATTCTGACCATTCCAAGTGACCTTGTCGCCAGCCTGAATGGTGTACGCGTCAACGTTGATGGAGTTGTGTGCATCAACGAACATGATGTGATTACCCAACTGCTGAGTTGGAGCTGGGTTGCCCTCCGCGGCTGCAGTTACAAGTTTGTCCGAGGACTGCACTCGTACATGATGAAACTGATGCGGTGCCGGTACATCCCCGAGACGAAACTCGGTGGCCGAAACGTGCTCGGTTACGGTCACATCGTCCAACAACGTCTCCATCGGAATTGGTGCCAAATCAGTCATACTGATGCACCCCCCGATACAGAAGACCAGTTGGTTGCAGATACCGGATAACGCGGGCATCCACATCACCAGTATCTGCAACTTTGGTGGACGCCGTCGTGCCGTTGGTCATCGAGAAATTACCCACCGTGAACGTTTTGGGCTGGTTCTGCGCCTTAGCACGTTCGTTAGCGGTAGTTCCACCCTGGTCAATGTAAAACTCAATCTGGGCGCAAATGGCGCGTTTGACACGGTCACTATCCGTGGTTAGCTGTAAATCAGCTAGTGTGTGGTTATCAAAGAACCCGTTGCAGATGATGTTGATAGCATCTTCTGCAGCACGTTCGTATCGTGCCCAAACACTTTCCGGCACCGCTAAGCCCATGAACTGCTGCGTGTAATAAGTCTCATCAACTAATGTGGCCATTCAATCACCTCACTAACCAGCGGTGGCGGCAACTGGGGTAGCCTTGGCTACTGCAGATTCCGCACTATTACCAGCTGCGTTCACCGCCACGGCCTTGATCTGATATTCGGTGTCGTTGGTCAGGCTACCGATAGTCCCGGTGAGTGCCGTAGCGTCTGTTGCCGTGTAATCAGACCACGTGGATCCATCAGCGCTATAGCTGACCTTGTAGGCCGTTGCTGCAGACCCACCATTTGCTTTGCCAGCGGTAATTGTGAACGCTACAGAAGCGTCCCCCGCCGTTGCCACAATGGTTGGCGCCGCAAGCACGACATCCTTGACCGTAAACGCAGGAACGTCCACTTTGTCACTAAAGTTAGTGCCATCAGTGAATGCGCCTTGGTAGTCACCGGCCGCAACTGCGGTGTTCGGAGCAAGCCCCGTGATAGCCGCACTTTTATCATCACCATTGAACGCCGGGGTGTCTTCGCCCTTCTTAAAAATCGCAAGTGTGTTTGCCATTCGTCGAATCTCCTTTCGTGTGATTTACCCTACTGTCACATTCGCACCGTCCGCCGTAGGGTCAGCTTTAAGACTGGCCGGTGCTACTATTTTTCCACGGTTGTACCGTCATCAGTGGATGTGGTCGCATCAGGATTCATTGGGTCGTGCTTCACAACCGCACGGCGTGCCTTACGCTTGCTTGCGGTACCCTTACCATCAGTTGGCACAACGGCAGCAATGGATTCATCGCGGAGAATCATGAATGCTGGGGAGAACGTAGCCTTGAGCGCAATCATGTCACGTTCAGCGAGGTTAATTGGCTGCCCGTTTTCATCCTGAACGGACGTTAGAGTTGCTTCGGTCAGTACCTCGTATTCAATGCCGGACAGAATTCCGTAGTAAACATCGTTCCAGTTAGCTACGATTTCGTCAGCCTTGGTCTTGTCCCAAGAACCCTTTGGCGTCCAAGAGACAGGCAATCCAAGCAAATCAGCAGGCGTGTTGTCGTGCGCGTTTGTGAAGATTGGGTCGCCATTTGAATCCTTCGTGCTACGGTACTTTCGACGCTGGGAGCGTGGTGCAGCAACACCATTGGGATCAAGATCGTTTCCTTCAAGAAATTCCATAGCTGCAGAAATGTCTTCGTACTTATCATCCGTTTCGGTAACGCTCTGACTCGCAAGCAGTGCAGACCCAATAAGAGACTGTGCAAACGGAGAATTATTCCCGAACATCACAGATTGGTCGAACTTCTTGTAGAATGCTTCAGCAATGTCCGGCTTCATAAGGCTAAAGAAATTGGTGACAGAGTACTTTAGGTTTTCCTTGGAAGTAGGGATAATAACCCCCATCTTGTGGGCTTCAATGCTTCCCTTCATCCAAGTTGGCTTGCTGGTCTGAATTTGATTACCTTCATCGACCCAGTAAGCACCAACACCGGACATGAACGTGAATTCTTCGCGTGGCTTGGTCATGGCACGTGCCTTGGCCAACTTCATGATTGCAGAACCCGTCTTAACATCGGTGATGATTTCATCACTGAAGTTGGTTGGGATGTACCCGTTCTTGGCGTCCTGCATCGTGGTTGTATCTGGATTAAACGTCATAATTTATCACTCCTTAGTTTGTGATTCGAAATTCATTTAGCTTTGCGACTTGAGCCGCAATGTCGTTCTTCTGACTGCTTCCATTCCCGCCGGCATTGCCACCAGCAATTGCGTTGGTACCATCCGGATTGACCTGAGTGGCTTGGCCCTTGAACGCGGGGTTGCGATCCAGCACGCCACTAAGTGCATCCGTGATGTTCTTCAGCCCCTTGTTCTTGTCGGCCATGTCGGCGCGTGCCAACGCCAGCGCATCGGCAATGTGGCCATCGTCGACCCCAAGCTTGTATGCAGCCAAATTTTCCTCTGCAGCGTTAGCCCGCGCCGTTTCCTTAGAAATGGTCTTGTTGGCCTTCTCTAAGCTCGACTGGGCGTTCTGCAGGTCGGTTTGACTGGCCGCCTTGGCTTCGTTGTTAGCCTTGATGATGCCTTTTAGGTCGTCAAGGTTGTCAACACCAAGATCTGCCAAAAGTGCCGCTTGGGCGTCCTCTGTGGACGTGTCAGCACCGGCATTTGCACCGTCATCGGTGTTTGTACCAGCACTGCCAGCGTCCCCGCTTGGTGCACCAGCAGTATTACCAGCGGGGGAACCTGCTGGCGTACCACTGTCGCCCGCACCGCCATCCGGTGCGAACATGAATAAATGATTGATCAATGTGATTGCCCCTTTCTGGGTATAAAAATAGAGCAGTTTATGTGGTCATGCTCGGGACCAGTGCATTAAAATAGCAGTCACATTTCTGCAACTGCTACGATTTCTCAATAACTCGTTCAATATCCGATTGCTTGATTGTAATGGTATCCCAATCTGCTGGACTAGACCCAACATCAGCTTCGTACTGAATGCCAGGTGCAGTTACATCAACTATTGTTGCTTCACGGCCGTCCTTCAAAAGAACGAGGTCATACTCATTAATTTTCATCTGGGTGCACCTTATCCTTTACGTAAATTGAGGTTAACCTTACCTTACCTGTAGTATCTTGCAACCAACCGGTCCGCACAGTATATGTCTGACCGTTGGGACCGGTAACAGGTACGTCAACCTGATATGGCTGACCGTACTGAGTTTTCCCCTTTTTGACTGCTTTTGTGGTCGGCACTGCTCGGAGTACCTGATTCATGAGGTCTTGGTAGTTATCTTTATTATACCCCAACGCCGAGGCAAAAACTCTGGCCTTATCAGCGCCACCATGAGTGTTTTGGGGGTCTAATGCGTATTTTGTTAGCTTTTCAACTGGAAACACAGCATTGTCGGCGTCCGGCAGAAGTAAATGCTTTGGAAGTACGCGTGGCTCAGACATAAAGTCACGTTCTTGCGATACCTCATGTGCCAAATTGGCCGAATGAACAAAATCATTCAGTCGCTTGCGCCGTTTCTTCACCAAATTCAATGCAACATTTTGGGCATCCTGGTCGCCTAGTTTCTGAGTCGCCACTGATTGCCGTTCTGCAGCACGTAAATCACGTTCCATTGAACGTTGTTTCTGAGTCAGCTGATAGCGTTCATTGTTCTCATTCGGATCCAGAGAATCCACATCTGGCGTCCCGTAACTCGGAACATACGGCATGACGTAATGGTGGCAATTAATCCCACATAATCCAGCAGCAGAACCGTAACTGGTTGAGCTGTACAAATCTGGATATTGGGTCGAGTCGCCATCCACCGAATAAACTTGGCCTTGATATTGCAAGTGTGTTGGCCGGCAACCTGCATGGCTACTGACCTTCACAAACGCCCCATATTCTTTGGCGTGCTGGATTGAAATTAGATTGCCCGTCTGTTTGACCTGATTGCTGATCACCATCCGCAAATATACGTCTGGTTGCCATGATTTTCCGGCCTTATCAATCAGCGCGGGTACCCCCCGCATCGACCAGCGTCGAGACGCATACAACAACGCCTTGTCACGCGGTACGCCGTTCTTCA